ATGAACTTTAATTTTACCTTTATGATCTTTAACAATATAATTACCTTTAAAACATTCGATTCTTCCATCATCTGTTGTGATTTCTAATGATGCGTTTTCATACCAATCAATACCAATTACATCACCAACAAAATCGACTATTTCCATAACGTTAGTGCCGTTATATTGCACAGCTTGAATTTCACTAACCCTTTTCTCATATCGTCTAAACATTTTCTATCCACTCACCTCTTATGATAGGGCGGATATTTCACCGCCCATATCCTTTACACAATTTAACTAATCCCATTCAATATGTGTTTAAACATAATAATTGTCATTCCGATTAACAATGTAAAACTCCAAACAATCATACATATCATCAACACATTAAAAAAGCCATCTTTTTTACACATTATTTACCGCCCATACATTATTTAATCAAAAATACCAACATCACCAATAAATAAATCAATAGCAAAATGCTCATAGCTATTAATCCAATAATGGCACCACATAGATCAATTCCTTGTTGTAGTCTTATTTTTTCGCTTTCACGTATAATCCTATACATTTATCTGCCTCTTTCTTATGTCACATATTGCTTTTTCATATAAACGGCCAATTTCTTTTGTTACATCGCTAACAAATCTAGCCAATGACATTGAATCAGATAATCCACGTTCAACAGTCAAACATAATGGTTCCTGATATTCAATGATTGCCACTTTTGTTTTATAGGAAAATCTTATGTTCCTTTTATGGATACAAATTTCAGGAATAACATCTTCGCTGCCCAAAGGCATTTTAAATAATTTTGCGATTGCTTCACGTCGTTTTTCTTCAAAATCCTTTGCGATTATGTTTTTAATAACAGTTTCACATTCATTAAATGAATAATTGTTAAAATTCTGTCCAAACTTATTCATATTTATTTATCCTTTTGATATTCAAATATAATTTCTGTTTTAGGTGCATTAATCATCATGATTACACTATGATTTGCTGGCGATTTAACATTCGTTTACCCACAGCAATTTTGCAAAATATATGAAACGCTCATAATGTGAGAATAATTCTTTACAATAACTGGCATTTCTTCAATAAATTTAGAAAATTGTTCGTCGCTTAGGCCTTGCATGAATTTTCTTTGCTTTTTTTCAAATTCATTTCTCGCCTTGCGTGCCTCGTTTATTGTTTTATACGAACCATAGCGTCCTACGTTATCACTACCATTGCATTCTATTAATACTACCGTATACATTTATTTACTCCCCATTAATTGTTCTTTCCATTCGTTTATTGTAAATACTGGTATTCCCATTTTTACAGCATGACCGCACTCTCCTTGACAACCTCTGCTTGTTTCCCAATCAGGGCATAATACTAATACGTCACAATGTCCAAGTAGACTTAAACAAATATCTAAACCTTTCTGATATTCAGGACCGGTTAGATATACATACCCAAAATTATGAATTGGGGAAATATAGTCATGACTAGCATCATTTAAAACTAAATCTCCCATGATCACATCAATCTTTTTACGATTGCTTTCCTTGCCACCATAAGGATGAGCGACATATACTAATTTTTTCTTCATAGCATCAACCTTTCAACGTTTCAATATGTACCCAAATACCTGTAACTGGATTCCAATACTTTTCTGTAATCTCACTACAGACTTGAGCATCATCATGCCAGTAATTCAACTTGGTCATACAGTCCTTAAATAATTTAATGAGATTATCTGTATCTGGCCGAGTAATTTTCCAATGTGGCGCTTGGCAATTCGCTTTACCAAAACACCATTTGGTAACCAATCGAATAGGACCCTCTAATGGTTTACTAGGAACATAATCAGCTAAACCATCTAAGAATATTTGCTTGGCTTGTTTCAACTTATCCGATTCATAAAAGATAGGCTTACCATGTTGTGTATTCACCTGCTTAGTTTGATGTGTAACAGTAGGAACCTTTTTAAGAGGAATGAAAAATTCAATAATCAATAACCAATCCTCCTTTATTGAGAATTAATTGATAATAACCAATCCAATTTACAAAGCCCTTTTGTAATGTAGGGTTCAACCTAAGGGGAAGAGGTAAGAAAAGGATGATTTTAGAAATCCTTTTCCTTACCCCCTTAGCTTGAATCCACCTTACATTGGGACACAAACAATAACAACATACACTTATATATATAAGAGCGTTTGTTGTTATTATTGTTAACCAAAATATAATTTTATAGATTAACAATCTTCTGGTTTAAACAACTCTCCTTTATCGACATTTAAGATTGGTGTTTCTCTTAAATATCGACGAATAGTCATTTCGCTAACTTCCATAATTTCGGCTACCCGTTTAATATCTGCTCTGCCGTTAAATCCATTTTCAGCAGCAGCAATATTAAAGGCATCTACCAATTGCTCTTTTTTCTTTTCTTTAGCAGCTTTTTTGCGTTTATTTATAACATTAGCACCTTTTTGTTGTGGGCTATCAAATTGAGCCATTGCAAGGAACCCGTTTGTATCCACCTTGTGAATTGGGTATTCAAACCATAAATCCACCGGTTTAAACTTAGGATATTCCCGGAGTGTTCCTTCCATTCGCCATGCAGTACATTGGCTAGTATCAATAGGAGCATCTTGGAGTTTATCCTCGTTCATGTTCTCGAGTTCAAGTTCGAGTAAGTCAAGTAATGCATCTGGATCACGAGCAAATACACCAGAACCGGATGCACGG